GTACCCTAATATACCCCTAGGGGTATACCTGCCAATTCCCCAATATAACACTGCTACAAGTAACAGAGCTGTAATATCTCATAATGCAGTTGTAGAAGCTTATTCTATTATTGGTGGTCATACATCAATAGCAATTAATGCACATATTAAGGGTGATAACGATTTTATTGTTGTTGGCCCTTTTGGTTCCGTATCTGAATATATAACGGCATATAAAGATAATAATAACAATATATATTTAAGTACTAATTACTTTAGTGGTAGCGTGGGGGATTTTTATAAATACGTACTTGATTCTCATTTATTATCTGAAAATGAATTTAAAATATTAAAGCAACTATATCATTATGTATTGCTTCAAAATGAAAAAAAGGAGTAAATATTGAAGAAAAAAAGCCTAACGCTAAGCGTTAGGCTTTTTATTATACAGTCGTACCATTTTTAAAGGCTGCTGACATAGAATCTTTATAAACTACTGTTGTAACTGAATCAAATGTGCACCCGTTAGCATGTATTACGCCGCCATATGTAGCGGACGCTCCACGGTTACAGGTTGTAAAAGTACATTGGCCGGCTATAACTTCAGAGTTAGTAGAACTACGAACGGCAGTAAAACAATTAGTAAACTCACAACTATTAATATTCATTCTAGTGCCAGAAGTAGCGTCAACCATTCTAATGCTTCCGGATGTTGTATTACCTGTAAAATTACATTCATTAATATATATATTGGACACATAATCAGTATATATAGCAGTGGCATTATTAATATTGAAATTAATTTTTTTAATGATTACTAAGTTGCAATAATCAAAGGTAAACGAACCTGTTGAATTAACAGTTGATTTGGTTGAATCAACATCAATATAAACCAAATAAGGTGCCGCCATAACCTTAATGTTATTTTTTACATCACTTAATAGATATATATGGATAGGTCTACCATTATATGTATCAATAGCTTCCTGCAATGAATTATAAGGATTCTCTTTTGAAAGACCGTCACCAAATGTTGTTTTAGATTCATCCACCCACAACTCTAACGGAGAATTTGCATTGACATTTTGACGCATAGGCTGTCCAGCGGCAACAGGAGTTAATCTAGTTATAGAAATCAGTGTGCCTACTGAACTAGCGACTAATATGTCATCGTTAACTACTGCAATTCCTTCCATTTCATCCCATTTATTAAATAATGGATATTCTAGTATATTACCGAAATTGTTACTCTGCCACATAACAGGAGCTAATCGGAAGGATGGATAAGTTAAGTTGTTGCCTTGATATAACGATGCTCCTAACAAATAACATCCCTTGTATACACATCCTGATTGCGTAGTATTATTATTTCCTTGATATGGTAATATTTTAGATGGATATGTAATATCCACAGTTGTATATTTTAATAACTTCCAATTATCATCATAAATTCCCGTATAACCAGCCGCTTGTACATAATAAATATTATTATCCTCATCATATGAAACCCGTGATACTTGATAATTAGCAAATTGCGGTAATATTTTAGAGGTTATAGTAGCAAAATTGCCATTGCAAATTAAAATTTCACCATTAGTATGCATAGGTGCAATTACATATATATTAGCATTCGGATTAAAGGTTATATCATTACCATGATATAAAGCTACAGATCGTACAGATGTAACGGTTGAAAGATCTCCGCTTAATGTTACAATTTGTCCATTAATTGAATCATCACCTGCCATGCATATTTGAAAAATATTTGAATTTTTATTATAGCACCAAGACTGAAATTTTCCAGTAATAGAAGAGTTTAGTTTAGCTAAATCAATCCTATAATAACTAGGATTGAAATTTGTCTGCAAATCATGCTCATAAATTATTTTTTTATTAGGAAAAGTTCCTTTAATATTATTATATGTTTTATTAACTATAATATTCGACGATATATTATAAGATTGCGTATATAAGATATTAATTTTTAAGGTTGAGTATGTGGTTGCGGAGACAATAGCATTCGTATCATCGGCTACACCATTCCCCACAGCGCCTAATTGTTCAGGATATATTGTGGTATTATCGCAACGAGTTGCCAGATTATCATAGAAAGGAATTAATAATTTATTAGAATTATCAGCCGATAATACTACATAAATAGCGGGTAGTACTAATACTTGATTTTTATAAAAACGCCTCGCTATAAAACGAGCTCCTTGTGCTAATTTATCGGTTGCTGCTTCTTGGTATGAATTGTAACAGAAAGGTGCTTTCATATATTGAGCTACGATATTAGCAAGTTCTCCACTATCTGCCATATCTTGAAGCTTATTATTTATTTCATCTTGCACATTTAAGTTATCGAAATAATTATTAATATAATCAATAGCTTCGGTCAATGTTACACCAAATCCATTAATAGTATCGGTCATCTTCGATAATTCATCAGTTGCGTTTTTAATTTCTTTTAACATCCAATCAAGGTTTAAATCATGAAAATTGCTATAAGGGAATTGCTCGAATGCCATAATAATCATCCTTTCATTAATAAACTAATAAACAAAATCTTTCTTTAAACTGGTCGATAATATAATCAGTTACAATAAATTTAGATACATCAATCTCACTTTGCAGCATTTGTTGACTTGTAGTTACCCCTATGTTGCCATATAGGTGCCCAGAATGTGCACCGATATTAGAGTTATTAGAATCAGTGGTTGTAGTGTCTTTATCGTTATTAGTAATAGTATCGCTATTACTGTCGGTAATTCCACTGTTAAAAGCATTAACTTGATGTTTTGTAGTTCCGTTTCTGTTAGCAGTTGTATTACTATTTGATTGTGCCGTTGATTGGTTGCTATCAAGCCATTCTTCAAATCTATCATAATTATAAATAGGGTCATATTCTAGTTGCATGGCTTTATACATACGTGCCCAGCTTTCAAGCTGTTTATTTGACCAAAGTCCAATAGCATTTTTCATTATATCAGGCTCCGGATATATAATTTCCATTTCAGCACATTCTAATAGAATATTATTAATAATTAGTTCTTTATTCATCCCATCAGGAACAACAAACAAATCAAAAATTGAATTATCATAATTATACAGTCCTAGAATTGATAGCCATGCTTTCATTTATAGCCTCGCCTCCATTCAAAGGATTTACTCGCCATTTAACAGATATTAAATCAGTTTGGAACATCTCATTAGCTTTATTGCATTGCTGTTGTAAGGTTTTTAGCCACATATCACATCTTGAAAATGTTTCAACATTATTCGCATTGATTTCATCGACTATCTGCCTTTCTTTCTTTTCAGTGTTGGCATTAGGTAAGCCAATATCTTGAGCAAACATATTTTCTATTTTTTTAAGGTCTACTAAAATATCGCTTGCTATATAATTCTTATTCAAATCAGATTGAAAATACTGAAAAAGTGGGTCACCTTGGTTATTGACAAGCTTACTATCATAAAATACCGCACTATCACCACGATTCACTAAATCAAGCATTTTTTTAAAGCTTTCTGCGGTGCTTTTATTTCTGGCAGCAAACGCATAGGTTAGCTTGCTATTAAACATATTTAATGACAAAGCCTCACTTGTAATAGCCATAAGTTCAGCATAATAATTGACTAAATCCATAATACCGCCGTAATCTGGAGACATATAAATCAATGTGCACTGTTTATCAATAATTAATTTTCTCGACCCTTTTAATAAGGGGTTAGCAACAATACAATATAAAGGCTGATAGAAAACATTAAAACCGCCCAAAGTGCAGCCGTTAGCAATAACTCCGAATTTATCAGTATTGAAAATAGTAAAACTTCCCCAACAGTATAAACAGTATAATAGGTAATTTTCAGCCCAATTTTTAGACATTTTCCATTCAAATTGGCTCATAGCCTTTTGTAGCAAATAACGTCTAAAATAAGCCGTAAGAGCAGTATTTTTACTATGCACTGTAGAGGGTGAAATTTCGCTATTATAAATATTAATATGGTTATAATCATATGGAGCGCCTTGTCTGTAAATATCATTCATAGAAAAAACCACCTTCTATATAATTTCTAATAGATTCCAGTTCAATATCAGTGCATGGGATTTCAATATCAGCATGATAACCCATAATAAAACCACTCATACTATTAATGGTTTTAGCTGCATAGACTGGAGAGCCTAAATCTGGAATTGATGATGATGTTATATGTCTAAAAACAGAATTTACTATACAAGCATTTCCTTCACTAATAATTCCAGATCCTCCAATACTTGAGGATTGCGGCGTTAGTCGCTGACTAATATTATATGATGCAGATATTGCGGATAGTCCTGCACCTGCAATATTGCCTGTTGCTAAATTAGTAACCATCGGCAGTAATGAAGTTGTTAAAAATATTGAATCTAGTCCGGCTTGTCTAACTCCTGACAATGGTATAGGTACGCCAATAGTACAAGATTCTTTATAATATGTCCCAGCATTAGATGTTATTGTAATAACACCCCTGCCAGTAACCCCATCAATACGCACAGTTAAAGTGTTATTACCTTGTCGCGCTAAATCAGATGGTAATTGAATTATGCCCACCCTTGGGACATATATAGAATAGTTGCTAAAGGGTTCATAATTTAAATATGCTTGTGGTGTAGATTGCGGATGGTCTGGTAATGAAAACGTTACTGTACGCATGAACTCAGTAGTAACCAAAGTACCTAATGATACCGCGTCCCAGTACCCTATCCTTGCTGGTTCATCCACAATTGTTGATTGAGTTAATGGCAACCATATAATGGATGTGATATAATCAATAGGATTAAAACGAGTTTTCCAACTTTGATCAAACTGCGACCATCCATCTGATACGGTTCTTAAAAATTCATCAGAGTAAATAAAGTCTATAAACTTAGTCAACCTTGAATAATCAGCCATATAATACTTAGGGATTCCACTATCAGAAACCAATCCTATAACAAAAGTACCATTATTTAATGGTGTGCCTATTTGTTGTAATGCCCACAGATCAGCAGTAACTTGTTTATCAACAGTAATTTGATTAGTAATAGGATAATAAGGATCTTTTATATAATAATTAGCGCCCGAAGTTGCACGCAACACATATATTTCTTGTTGTCCTATTTCTGGCTTCCAGCTTGCTAAAGGGTCAACCGAAAGAGAAGCAATCCATCGGCCGGCGTCCCATGTCCAATTAGATACAAAATAATACCGTTGTGTACGCCATATAAAAGCATAATTATAAGCGTAGGGCTCAGAATCAAGAATCAATTCGATATTAGGATTTAGCATATTAGTGGGGCTAATAAAATTAATATTTACTAGCGTGCCAGTGTTGTCTGCTGGCCTCTTTGTACTATTTTGTTTTTTAGAAAATGTATATAAATAACATTCCATCTATATAACACCTCTTACAAAGAAAGCCCCGTATGGGGCTTTTTTTATATTATTAATCAAGCAATAGAACAATACCATTTTCAGTAAAATCATTATAGTATTGTTCATTCCATCTCCACCACAAATTGGTATATCCGCCTGCGACATCATAAGGCGTGGGTGCCATTCGTTGACTTTTTGGACAAATACCGATGGCTTCTTCGTCGAAAATGACACCTAACACTTTATTAATTTTTTGTTCTTCACCAGTTACAAGGGTGCCATCGGCAGCTTTAGTATATACTGGCGTAACATCAATTTCATCAGGAGAGTTAATAGACTGCCAGAAGTTGACAGGTTCATAATCAACCATTTTCATGCTATCTCTTTGGAATAAATCAGACAATACCATAGTTCTAGCCTGAGCCATAAAATCATTGTATAGATAAACCTTTTGTTTGCTTTTTGGCGTATGTCTATTAATAACATTTCCATCAATATTTACATGCCACAGCTGCGTGCGTTCGGTAAGCCTATTACTAATTACTTCAATTCGGGAATATAACCACCGAACAAAAGCTATAAAATTATCAGATTTATAAATATCATTTACTGTCAATTGCTGTCCGGTTAAAGTATTATATTCAGTAAGTAGATGAACTACGCAAGTAGGATTTGCGATATTAATACCACCAATAAAATTAGCAATAGTAGCCCTAGCTACATTTTCATGCACTTGCTCAATTTGGTTATTAATAGTTACCATTAAACCATTGAGAAACTGTGCCCACTCTTCCGGACCGTGCAAAGACATGTCAAGCTGTTCGTCATATATAGTCTTATATTTAGAATATGTATTAAACCCGTAAAAATTAGTTTGTACAACTCGCGGCTTATTGACTTTAAACATGTCAACAGATTTGCCATTTTCTAGTTTAAACGCGTCCGAATCCACAAAATCATCATCAATATAATTGATTTTTCTTGTATGGTTTCCAAAACGTTCAGGCGTTACCATAAGCCCTTTAAATTTAGCGTCATATGGTCTAGCACTGAAAATAGTTCTGCTTAACACCTGGCTTATAGCAGTCAATAAAGTATCATATCCAGTTAGCAATACGGTTGTTGCTGCTGATACAAACGATGACGTATCAGTAACTTTTAAATTACTTTGACCAGTTGCCTGCTGTACAACTTCATTAAATACAGTTGCTGCTTGATTAACTGTAAGTGTATTTACTGCCATTTTTGTCACTCCTTCATATATTCGTTATTATTTAATATCCATATTAGGCGGATTAATAATTGCAGCCCTAATAATATCATCAACGTTGTCCTCTCTAGGATATTCAGCCCCCGAAATACTAATATTATTTGCATGAATCGCGTTAGTCAAAGATTTTAGAGTTGCATTAATTTGATTTAGTGCAGCTGAATCAATAAATGTGTTATTATCGGGCTGTGCTGGCTGCTGCGCTGTCTGCTGTGCTGGCTGCTGCGCTGGCTGCTGCACTAGCTGCTGTGCTGGCTGCTGCGCTGGCTGCTGTGCTGGCTGCTGCGCTGGCTGCTGCACTGGCTGCTGCGCTGGCTGCTGCGCTGGCTGCTGCACTGTATTTTCTGCGTTTTGTTCAGCCGCTACTAGCTGTAGAATTTGATTTGCTGTAAAACCTGCTTTGCATAGTTCAACAATATCATTTACTTTCATTTATATTCTCTCCTTTAATTGTATTTAATATTTTTTCAAAAAATTCTTTAATAGTTGGATTTAAAACTGATAAATTTTCAATAATGCTAGTAATTTCCATAAAAACTAGATATACAGCACATATAATAGTAATAGGAAAATTGATAGGAATTTGTAAATATGGCAAACCGGTTTCTATGAGATAGCACAAAACCATTGCGACTATTATTCCTAGTTTACGCAACCCGCCTTTTCTCATTTCGCTAGATTGATATGAATTATTATAAAAAGATTTTAGTAATCCTGTTATCACATCCAATATTATAAATAAAATTACAACAAAAAAAGGAATGAAGCTAGAACTAGTCAAATACTTCACCCCCTTTCTTGTAGGTTCCTAACAATCAAGTCACTAGTGTGCGTTAGACTATACCGGCGCGCCCTTCCGGGGCCTGCACATTGGCCGGTTTGTTAGGTAATTCCTAATTATATTATATAATTTATAGATTATAATGTCAATCAAAATATTTTTGAAATGCTATTTCACTTGATTCATCCTCAAATGTGATTAAGTTATCCATGTAATCCATCCATAAATGAATATAATGACTTTTAAATCTTGCTAATCCCACATCGTCAGTTGTGAAAATCTCAGGATTTCCTGACTTATGATGTGATATATAATACTCGCCTTTTCTATCTGCATAAATAGTAATTTCTCCAATCGCCGCTATAGCGTTATAACCCTTTAGAGAATGTGATTCAATTTTACTTCCTGTATTATAGTCAAATTTATTACTAATAGACATATCATAAAAGCGGGTTCCTTTAGTTTGAATATATAACGCTTGCTCTTTTTTCTTGCGGCTAATTTCAGAAAAACGTAAATCTATTAAACAGATTTTCCGCTCTGGTATAAATTTAACCTCAATACCTTTTTTCTCCATATTCATAAAATGCTTAATCAATCCAAGCTCCAAAAATAATCCACATCCTATGTCTTCGCTATTACTCGCTAATATCGCAAGTAAAGGCTTTTTACCTTTAAACTCACGATTACGATTAATAGTTTCATACGCATTAAAAAAAGCAGCAGCTTCCCCTTTTATTTTTTTCTCATGTCTTTCTGGTATAAATTCATCATAAAAAAGAAGCTTCATCCATTCTCCGCTTAATCCTCGTAATTTTGAAAAGGTTGTTAAGGCCCCAGCAACTCCAATTGCTTTGCCACTTGGTTTTATCACATCATCTTGCTCGACACCATAATATATCCCTGCTGACACCTTAGTGTTTTTCTTCATTATTATATTAATGTTGTGGTCTTCATTATATTGATTAAATGGATTTAATTCATCAGTTAATATAGTATCGAAAGCTAATTGTGTACGTCTTAAGTAGGTAAAGCCTATATTATTAGTTAATACATAATCAAATATTCCATATGTTTTACCTGTCCCACGTCCTCCAACTATATAAATAAATGTAATGCCTTGCGCTTCACAACGCTTTACAATTTCTGGAATATTAACCCATTCATCCGCTGTATATAACCATTTTGTTTTCATGTAAAACACCTTAATAAAAAAGCAGCCTTCGGCTGCTTAGTATTATTTAAAAAATATTATATTCTTCCTGTTTTTCCTTGGGTTCTAGCATATGAAATTGAACCCCTACAACCCGCAACACCTGAATATCTTTATAAGTTGAATTTTTTAGAAACCCTTGCACTGAAATTAATTTGCCTTTCTTACAGTATTGGCACATAATTTCAGCTTGTTTATTCCAGAAAATAACAGGAATAAAAACGGTATCTTCTTTGGTATTATGTACTGCAATATTTACAGTTACAACCGATTTCCCGCTTTCTGTTTTTTTCAATTCTGGTTCTGCTGTCAATCTGCCTACAAAACATACATTGTTTAGCATTTTGCACACTCCTTATATAAGTTATAAATATATAATAACAAAACTATTAATCCATGTCAAGACAATTCAATAATAAATAACAATCTTGTAATAGTCTATTATATTCTGAAATTATGCCTAGCTGATAGGTTGAATCTTTAATCACCACATTGCGGGTTATAGGTATTATCCGGCCCTCTGCTTCTATTTCTTCTATTTCAGGAAAATCATTATATACGCTTTCCGTGCCTCCCGCCTTAACAAACGTAAAAGAAGGGCCGTTTCCTGCATTTAAAAGAGCATTTAGACCTCCTTTTTCTTCTAACTCTTCACCTCCTAGCTTTTTGTTGACCCCGGAAATTGTCACGCCGGTTTTTTCTTCGCCATCTTTAATATATGTAAAAGCGTATTTTTTAGCTCCCCAAGTTATAAAACTAGTATAATCCTTATCAGGTGTAAAAACTCCTATATAATGACGGTTTCCGGAGTTATCTATTGCAGAAAAACATTTTTCTTTTGCTATCGATTTCTGTTTTCGGTTATATTCTGTAAAATCAATATTACCTATGTATTTAACGGAATCAGTATCACAATAAATAGCATTATCTCCCGCTAACTTCAAACCCTGTTCAAGCATTAACCTACAATAACAAGTAGTCCAAACTCCCCATTGGTATGGTAAAAACGCTTTTTTATTGTGTTCTTCAAGCAATTCTTCCGCACTTTTACGTTTATCGATAATAAATAAATCGTCATGCTCAATATTATTCCCTATATATTCTTGAATCGCTTCTATGCTATCAAAAGCGTTTATATCAATATATAAATTACTTTCCTTTACTGGATCCTGTGCAGTCATGCCGTAAATAGCATTTAATAACGCTTTTAATTTACTATATTCGTATTCATGATCATCATCTCCCTTTAACTCTGTTTTCTTTGTATACCAATGTTTAAGCAATTCAAGATAACAATTAGGTAAATAATCATAATTAGAATAATAACCATCTATAAATAGCATATCTTTAATATCATATTCATCAATAATAATTTTCAAATCAATATCTGTGATGGTAGTCTCAATATATTGGCCTTGTAATATTCTACCATTATCTTCTATAATCCCTAAGCATCCCCTACATTTAGCTTTCGCTAAATAAGGAAATCCCCAATATTTATATTTTAATTTAAAATCATAAAAAGCAACACGAAGCAATAAGGCTTTGCCTTTATTTAATAAATCGGTTAGTCTATCATATGTTATATATTTATCTTCTATCGGTTTGAATGGTGACATAGGAAACTTAAAGCATGCTTGTGCCGCAGGGTATGCACTTTCTAAGTCCATAGTTTTAACATTTTCAACAATGTTTCCAACATAGTAACGGTTAGCATGTGTATTCCCACCCCTGAATGCTTCCCTCAAGGCTTTGTAAACTTCATACCCTGGCATAATTTCTTTAAGCCATGCGCGATTGACTCCACGCATAGCTTTCTTTGCTTCTCTTCTAACATAGCCAGTGCTAGTCAATGGTATTGTGTATAAAGTATCATTATAATTTTTTAAACGACTATATACCGCTTCAACTAATCCTAACACGTCATTTTGACAATATAGTAATTCTTCGGAATCCAATTCCGTCCATGGATAACGAATAATATTATAATCAAAATCGTATTTTTCGCTATATTTTTTATGCTCTACATTCTCAGCCTTTGTAAATTCTAATAAACTCATATTTGACAGACGATAAGAGCATCTAAATTCTAGCTTATTAAACATTATACACTTTAAAACCGCACGTTTATCTACTGCAAAAACTTCTTCCGGTTTAAAATGATATATTCCTGATAAAAATGTAAATTCATAAGATAAATTATGAACATATATTACTATTTTTTCATTATCTCTAAGTTGTTCACATAATTGATGACATAATTTTAAAAACTCTTCCCATGTTCTCCCTACAATCGTATATTCAAGGTCAATTTGAAATTGCCACACGTACATAAAGCTTTGATACCGTGGTACCATCTGCTTCTTAACTTTGTCATATTCTTCTTTATATTTAATTTTACTAGTCTCTATATCAAAAGCACATACAATATCTTTATAATAAAACGGAGTTCCTTTATAACCATTATTTCCTACTGGTCGTTTAACACGTTTGATATTTTTTAAGTTTGATTTATATTCTGTTGTGAGTTCCATAATTAATCACCTAGCTTTAATTTAGAATAAAATTCAGATCTGCTAACCCCTACGGTTTTCCTATCATAATCGGGCAATGCTCTTAATTGCGGAATATTGTCTCTAAATACATTTATACGGCGTTTTAACACCCATTGTGGAATTTGTTTTTTCTTTGCAACCTCAAATAAAGTAGCTACCTGGTCACTATCGTAAATTTTACCACCATATTTTGCCCGTGCATAATTCATAAAATCTATAAAATCCCAATAATCTTCTTCTTTAATATCATAATTATGCTTATGTAAAGTTTCTAACATTTCTGCTTTTGCAGCCTTTTGACCTCTCACTGTTGAATAGTTGCTAGCAACAAATTTACTTACAGAGGTCAATTCATAAGCAATCCCTTTTACGTCTTTTATATCTCTAGCTCTCGGAAATCCTTCCGCATTATTTTTAAAAGTTTCAGTACGCACAAATTCAGTATTACTTAGCCGTTCTAATCGCTTCATCGCTATACTGCGAAGCCTTGTATACTCTTGACGTAACTTTTTTTCAGTAAACTTTCTTACTAAATTGTATGGATTGTATACGTTGTAAGACCCAAGCTTCAAAACATTATTTGCCAAATAAATCACCTTGCTTTCTACAATAATCAAACCATGATTCTTTGACCATTTCCCGAATAATCGCGCTGCGAGTTTTATCAGTCAATAAAACTATTTTATCTAAAATTTCAAGCGTTTCACGTGAAACAGTAATGGAGATTGTTTTTGCTTTTTCCATTATATCAAGTCCTTTCTTTAGTAAAAAAAGCCGATTACTCGGCTTTTTCTATGTCATTAATGTTAACCCATGAATATATTTCTTTTATTAAAATCTTATCATCTCTTACATCTGCAATAGTATATGTAACACCTTTAACCCTATTAGGAATCGTAATTTTAGTGCCAAAATAAAACTTAGCTGTTTCCTTAATCTTAACTTTATCGCCTATATTAAAATTATCATCAGCTTTGCACGGTATTACAACTTGTTGCCCTGCATATATTAAATTAGGATTATCCTTGTATTGCGGGTTGTAACTTAAAAAAGTTTCCAAAGTTATACCATATTGTAAAGCAATTCCTGAAAGGGTGTCACCAGATTTAATTATATATGTGTAAAATAATTCATCAGGTTTATTGTTGAAATCAATTTGACTTATATTCGTGTCAAAAACAACACCTTTAATTGTTACGGTACCTGTTTGGCAAATATCCCAACCAACCTTATCCCTATAGTGGTTTGATGGATCTGCAAACCATAGTAAAAAATCCTTCTTTCCATAGTCAAGACCTGCAAAATATGTAGATATATAATCATAATTAGTATATATCCCCGTTTTTAAGTTATGTCTCTTTAAATATTGGTCAAAAGTTAAAAACATATCGCTAGTTAAATCTCGGGAGGGCCTCTTCTCGTATTTATTGTAATAATATTCAACTGAATCATATTCATAATCAAAAAATACACCAATATTAATATTAGTTATGTATGGCTTAATTGTCTCATAGCATAGAGCTGCTTCTTCCTCAGCGTCTGCTGTGCTGGTAGCATAACTAAACCAATAAACCCCTATATCGAAACCATTGTCCTTTGCTCCTATTATATTCTGCACAAAATACGGGTCTACTTGACTAGAATACTTACCATAACCCGCGCGTATAATAGCAAAGGTATAACCTGCCTTTCTGAGCGCTTTCCAGTCCACTTTCCCTTGATATTTGCTCACATCAACGCCGGCTATTTGATTAATTTTTTCACCCGTCTTTACTATTGAATCAGTATCAGCATAACTAAATTTACAAACCATAACAATGCCCCTTTCTAACTCTTTGAATAAATCATAGCACTAATAGCTTGCAGTGTACAGTTACAAAATTGTTACTTTTGTTACAGCTTTGTTACTTGTAGCAGTGTTATATTGGGGAGATTGGCAGGTACACCCCTAGGGGGTATATTAGGGTAC